GAGATTCTTAAAACTAGGATGGAAACAGGTGAACCTTATATTATGTTTAAGGATAATGTTAATAAAAATAATCCTTTAGCATATGCTATGAATAATTTAGATGTTAGTATGACTAATATCTGTACTGAAATTACTCTTCATACTGATGAAGAACATAGTTTTATTTGTTGTTTATCATCTCTTAATCTTGCGAAATATGATGAGTGGAAAGATACTGATGTAGTAGAAACTGCTACTCGTTTTTTAGATGGTGTTATGCAAGAGTTTATTGATAAAAGTAATGGTAAAGATTCACTTATTAGAACTCATAGACATGCTCAAAAAGGTAGGGCACTTGGTTTAGGTGTAATGGGCTGGCACTCATTTTTACAACAAAAGAATTTACCATTTAATTCTATTGCCTCAACAGCTTGGACTCATACTATTTTTAGTGATATTAGAAACAAAGCTGAAGCTACTTCTAGAGAATTAGCTAAAGAATATGGTGAACCCGTATGGTGTAGAGGCACTGGCATGAGAAATACCCATTTACTTGCTATTGCACCCACAGTTTCAAATTCACGTTTAAATAACTGCTCAGCAGGCATCGAACCCATCCCAGCAAACATTTATACTTTTAATGGTGCTAAAGGAACATTTATTGTAAAAAATAAAGAATTAGAATGTTTACTAGAAGGTAAAGGATATAATACTGATAAGGTATGGGACGCTATTTTAGCTGATAATGGGTCAGTACAAAATCTCCCTCATGATGTTCTTACTGAAGAAGAAAAAGAAATATTTTTAACTTTTAGTGAAGTAAACCAACTTGAATTAGTAAGACAAGCTGCTATTAGGCAAAAATATATAGACCAAACACAATCCTTAAACCTTTCATTTGATCCTACTGATTCCCCTAAATGGATTAATCAATGCCATATGGAAGCTTGGAAATTAGGAGTTAAAACCCTTTATTACCTCCGCACAGATAGCGTTATAAAAGGTGATTTAGGCTCTAGAACGGCAGATTGTATCGCTTGCGATGGATAACTAATATGTATCACTATAAAACCCTTATATTATGGATAATTTAATTAATTTAATCAAAGAATTCTTTGTGAGTGGATGGACCACTTTAAAAGGAATTTTAACCTTGAAGTGGTTAAACTTCAAAAACTGGAAGTCTTGGACAGGCTTAAGAGCTTTATATTTGTTATTTGCTCTTTTGTTGGGCTTAGGCTTAGTATTTAATTTTAACTTTTTTAATTGGGCTTTACCTACATACTTTGTAGTGTGTGCTTTTTTTAAGACTGAGCCTCTTTTAAAACTTTTAAATCGTTTTGGATTTACTCCGACTGAGTTATAATTCGTACATATTTATCAATAAAGGTTCCATTCTAAAGGTTTTACCGGCAGGATGGGACCTTTCTATTTTTATAATTAAATGTTAATAAAACAATAATGGCAAAAGAGTTAAATGAAGACACAGGGTTTACAATTAGTATAAAAACCCTTGGTGGCATTGCAGCGGGGCTAGCCGCAGTTATTGGAATGTGGTTTACACTTCAAGCAGATATAGCTGAAGCAAAAGAGTTACCATTACCCCCCGATCCTGAAATTACACGTATGGAATTTGATATGAAAGATCAATTAGTCCGTCAAACAATTATGTCTACACAAGAAGATGTAACTGAAATTAAGGACCAATTAATACGTCTTGAAGAAAAAATTGATGATTTGAAATGAAATATTTAATTACATTAGTATTACTTTTTTTTACTTCTATAAACTTATCTAAACCTTTAATAGAAGAAAAATTAGAGTTATGTAATGATGGCATCTGCGTTGTTCAATTTAATGCAGGTTTTAATGCCGCAAATGAAGTAACTTGGTTAAATGAACTAACAGATTGTACTACTGCCACAGTAGACATTATGGAAGATCCAAGTATACCAAAAGATTATAAAATAGTAGTTGTACCTACCATTCTTATTTTAGAGGATGGCGCTGAAGTAGCGAGGTTTCAAGCCAACATTATGATGACTATGGAAACTACGCAAGATGAAGTGCAAGAATCTATAGACGAAATCATAATGAGCAAATTTTAATGAAACATTTATTAACCTCCCTCTTATTACTTATTGGTTTAACAGGTCTGGCTCAGCCAACGTACTTAGACCTTTCAATTCAACTTGACAATTATCCAAGTGAAACTTCTTGGTTACTCACCCAAGGTACTGATACAATTGCTTATGTACCTTTTGGTACTTACCCAGATGAAATTTTTAGTAGTTTTTTAATTGAAGAAACTTTTTTATTAGAGTCAAACGTTGAATATAAATTTTATATGTTTGATGCTTTTGGTGATGGAAATTGTTGTGAATGGGGTGAAGGTTGGATATCTGCAGAAAATGTTTGTGAAGGAATTATATTTGAAGAATATGAATTTGATAGTTCTACTATAAACTTTATTTTTACTTTAGATCCATGTGAAATCCCACCCCCAACAGTAGGGTGTACTAACCCAGTAGCGGATAATTATGATCCCGAAGCAGACGATTCTAATTTAACTGGATTTGTAGAAGGAGGTTCTGGGTGTAACCAAGATGGGTGGAGTCAAAATTATGTTGGTATTAATTTAGATTATTATAATCAATATTCAGATTTATTTACAGTAGGTTTACCTATATTATTTGCAGGAAACCAATATTATATTGATTTAGTAGCTATTCCTGGTAATTGTAACTCGGGAGTAGCATTGATATATGTTGTAACCGACCAATCATTAGCAGATGGTAATTTTGGAACATTTGAACCTGGTGCTTTAGGTGGTTTTATACCTGCAGGATCAATATGGCAAGCAAATGTATGCCAATACACACCAGGTTGTATTAATGAATTAGCAATTAATTTTAACCCTGATGCTTCCCTAGATGATGGAAGTTGTATTTTTGTTACGGGGTGTACCAATAATGAAGCACCTAACTATAACCCAGCAGCAGTTTTTGATGATGGCTCTTGTATAATACCAATAGTATCAGCATGTGAACCAGGGGAAATAGCAGTAACAATAGAAATCGAATTAGACCAATACCCAGGAGAAACTGGGTGGAGTCTTAAAGATAACCAAGGTAATACTATTATAGAATTCCTTCCAGGAGAATATCAGGGTTTAGTAGCAGGTACTGTAATAACAGAAGTTGTTTGCTTACCTGAAAACACACCATTTACTTTCTTTTTAAATGATACTTTTGGAGATGGTTTAGGTGGTGAACAGTGGGGTGGGCAAGATGGTTCATGGATAGTTTATACCATATGTGAGGTGCTATCAATAGGATCAGGAGATTTTGGAACTACATTTTCTGAAAATACCAACTCAGGTGCTTGTGATTTAGATGATTTTATTGGGTGTACTGATGATGGTTATTTAGAATTTGACCCTCTTGCTTTGATAAGTGATTCCTCTTTATGTGTTACTGAGGTAATTGAAGGATGCATTAACCCAGATGCCTTTAATTTTGACCCCGGAGCTAATACTATGGAAATGATACCTTCATGTAATCATACTTTAGTATTAACTGATTGGGCTTCTAATAGCTGGTCAGGAGCATTTTTAATATTAGCCCAAGGAGATCAATATTGGGGTCCCTTTACTTTATTAAGTGGTCAAGATGAATTCACTTTTGATGTTGAATTATCAACTGATCTACCAGTAAAAGCATTTTTCTATACCCCAGGTAATGCAGCTAATTCAGCTAACCAATGTCAATTTCAACTTTTAAACCCAATAGGTGATGTAGCACTAGAAGGAGGTAGTAACCCATTTACGGATCCTATGATTCCTTCTCCCTACATGTATATAGGAACTCCTTTATGTGGTCCTGTTTGTATTCCTGTAG